GGCTTCGCTGAATGCGGCAATTTGCGCTTTCAGAGTCGCGGTTTCGCGTTCGGCTTTTTCGGCGCGGGCCTTCTCGGCTGCAATTTGTGCGTCTTTATCCATGTCGGTGTCCTGGTTGGTTGAAGGGTCGGAATAATTGGTGGCCATGCCGGCACAGTCGGCAGCGTCGGCGGCGGCATCCTGTTCCAGCGACGCCACCTGCCACGACGGCAGCACGGTATCGGCCTTAGCCTGGCCGAACTGTTCGATGAAGAAGTCGCGCAGGCCACGGAACAGGCTGGCGACGGTGAGGTCACCTTCGTCGAAATTCACGATGCCCTGGTCATTGCCCGAGAACTCCCCGTCCTTCAGGCCCTTGACGGCAGGCGGCTCGGCGCCGAGCCAGCCGACATGGCGCAGATACCACACGCCCGGCTTCGGGTTGGACGGATGCTCGGGCGGGTAGAACGAGGCGGAACGTTTCTTGAAGCGGCCGGCAGCGACCATCTCGGCGAACTGCGGCTCGACCTGGCGTGCATGCATCTTCAGCACGCCGGCCTCGGCCGACAGTTTGCCGACCCAGCCATAGGCCGGATGATTGGTCTGCGGATGGCCGACTACCAGCGGCGCCTCCGACAGCGTCGGGTCATAAGCGGCGACGCACGCGGCGAGATCGGCTTCGGTGAACTCGCGGGCGATCCCTGCCGAGTCGGTCTGTTTGCCGGCGCGGAAGATCTCGGTCGGTCCGGAGAGCGGGAGTGTTTTCATGCAGCCATGATCGGCCGCATCGAAGTGGGAAGATAAGTAAAACGTTTTACTATTTTGCGGCTGGCTCGCGCGGGGTCTGGCGCCGGATTCGGCTAGCGGATCAAACTACGGGGACTTGATATTGCGCAAACCCGGTTCCAATTCGTTCCAAAGGCATCGTGGCGCGGCGATCGACCGATGGCGTGGGGAAAGATGCCAGCCGGATATAAAAAACGCCTGTAGAGGCTATTTTGCCGCTTCCGCTATTTTCGCCGAAAACAGGTCGCCTTGGCGTTTTTTCAATTCCGCGCGGATGTAGCGGGCGATGATCTGGCGGATGCGCATTTCCGACATATGATATTCCCGCGCCAACGGTGTGTAATCGCCCCGGAATTTGTCGAAGATTTCCTTGTCGCGCGCACAGGTGTCATGCGCGCCAAGTGGCACGTAATACGTACTGCCGCCCAGCGCCTGGCGTACTCGCTCGGCTACCGTGAAGGCGATTTGCGCGAGCTGGTCTTCTCCGAGCGGCTTGATCGCCTCCAGCTCGCCAAACTGCATAAACAGCTCGGTCGCGATCTCGCGCAGCAGCTCCGGATAATCGTCGCTGAAATAGCGCTCGACCAGCAGCTCAGCCATGCTTGACTCCCGCGCGATCGCACCAGGTCTTCAGGCTCTCGATCAGCGTATTGATCTGGAAGCCGTTGAGGAAGCGCCAGTGCTCCATCGCGGTCTGACGCTTGATGTAGGCATTGAACGCGGCGTCGGTGTTGTGCGTGACCTCGCCGGCCTCGGCCAGCAGCGAGAACAGCTTGCGCGCCTTGCCGTAGCGCTTGTCGCGCTTGTCGTCGGCCGAGCGGTTAGCCGGCTTGTTCCCACCGATTTTGATCTTGAAGCCGCGCGCCTTCATGTGATCCAGGACTTTCTTGCGGCCGGTCCAGTCCAGCTCGCTCGACGACTTCACCCGCGCTACCGACCACAGCATCGCGCGGTAGGTCTCATCGTCGAGCGCCAGCTCGCGCTTGGCGACGTGGATCAGGCGGATCTCGCGTTCGCGGGTCTTGTCGGCGGTTTGCGGTGTCATTTCTCGGCCTTTTTTTCCACAAAGTAGTAGCTATCGCATCCGCATTTAGGGCACACCGCCTGCGTAACGGTCGCAAATTTTTTATAAGGAACTTGCTTCAAATCGCGTTCGGTGCCCGTCCAGGTGCATGTCCGCTTTCCGCATTTGATCATGGACGTACCGTATTCTGGATAGCTCATTTCTCGTCTCCCTGTGGCGCTGCTGCGTATTCGATGATTTGCCACGCATCTTCATCCTCCTCGGCGAACAATTCGGCATCGACGCGGCGCGCAAACCGAAGTGCCGACATGGGATCAGATGTCCAGATAATCGAACCTTGCTCCATCGACCGGTAGCGTAACTCGTCGCCTTGTTTGCCATTTGCGACAAGCCATCCAGTCTCATCCGGCGCAACTGGCACAAAGGGCGCCACGGCGCCGCACTTCGTCCCTGCATGCAACGCCGCATTGATAAACATCGATTCGCGCTTCGACAGCAGCACCTGCTTGGCCGTTCCGCTGGCCAGGATCCACATGGCCGAATCGCCGCGCCGTTGCAGTTCGCGCGAGCCGAAAAGCGGGATCACGTCGATCCTGCCATGCACTGCAGCGCAGCACCAGGCTGCGTCAATGAGGTCCTCGTTCATAACGAAGCGATGTCCAGGCTGATCGCTTCGTACTTGTCCGTCGTGCCGATGCGCTGGTAGAAGCGGATGTATTCCTTGCTGCCGACCACTTGCAGCGATTCGCCGATCGCCTTCATCGCCATCTGCCACTTGTCGTCGGTGATGTTCAGCCGGCGCAGGCCGAGCACGCGGCCGGCGCTGATCTCGCCTTCCTTGTCGGTCTTGAAGGCATCCTGTACCAGCACCTTGATTTCGTCGCGGCTGTTCTGCGCCCACTCATTGATGCATTCGTCGACCAGCGCCTTGGCGGCCTGCAGGCGCTCGTCGAACTGGATGTTCTCGGAAATCGCGATCTGGATTTTGTAGGCGCCGTCGAAGCTGAACAGCGTGATGTTGCCTTTCTTGCCGCCCAGGTTGACGCCGTACTGCTCGGCCGACAGCCGGACAAAGGCATCGGTCTCGCGCATGGCCAGCGCCTTGAAGTCGGACAGGATCTGCCGCGTCGCGAGCGCCTTCTTCAGCAGCTCGATCACCAGTTCGTCGCGCGTCTTGTCGATCGGCGAGATCAGCGATTCGGGCACGAAGCGGCCCTGGGTGTCTTGCCGGCATCCGGCGGGGACGGTTACTGCGTTTTTCGATGTCATGATGGTTCCTTCGGTGTTACGTCAATTCGACGAATGCGCGCAGCGCCTTCATTTGCTCGGGCCGCAGCTCGACCGTATTGTCATTCGCGGATACGACCAGGTTGCCGCTGTTCCAAAGGATGATGCGTAGGTCGCCGATCGCGAGCGATGACAGAACGCCTGTCTGCGGCAAATTACCCGTTTGTCTGCGCGGGCTGTGTGGGACCGCCCGGGCTGGCTGCGGCACCGCAGGCGGCTCCGTTCTTTCCCTCGCGACGCTCGGCAATGGTGCTGCGGCCGCAGCTTCGCCCGAGCCGATGCGCCACATCTTGCCGTCGCGCGACACCAGGCCATTCTTCAGCGCCGATTTGAGATGATTGCTAGGGTAGGCATTCGACGGCAGATCCATGGCGGCCGTTAGCGCTTCGCTGCTGGCGCTGCGGTGCTGCGTCAGGTAGGCGATCGCCTTCGCCGCCCTGGTCATCGCAGGTAATGCCGTCGC